CTAGTAGGAGGAGTAAATACAGGTAATAAGTCTCGGTCTCGGTCTCGGTTTGGGCCTCGGTTTAGCTCTGTGTCTGGGCCTTGGTCTTGCTCTGTGTTTGGGCCTTGGTCTTGGTCTGGGTCTGGGTCTCGGTCTTGGTCTGTGTCTAGGTCTTGGTCTATGTCTAGGCTTTATTATTACTCAAAATCAAAAGGCAGTTTATGATAACGATACTATTAAGTGGATTAAATACAGGTAATAAGTCTGTGTCTGAGTCTGTGTCTCGGCTTGGGTCTAAGTCTCGGTCTCGGTCTTGGTCTAGGACTAGGTCTGTGTCTTGGTCTGGGCCTTGGTCTGGGTCTTGGTCTGGGTCTTGGACTGGGTCTAGGTCTTGGTCTTGGACTGGGTCTAGGTCTTGGTCTGGGGATGGGCTTAAGTATTATAAATACTCAAAATCAAAAGGCAACTTATGATAGCAATACTCGCAGGTGGATTAAATGCAAGTAATAAGTCTGGGTCTAGGTCTGGGTCTCAGTCTTGGTCTCAGTCTTGGTCTTGGTCTAGGTCTGGGTTTTGGTCTCGGTCTTGGACTGGGTCTGGGTCTTGGACTGGGTCTGGGTCTAGGTCTTGGACTGGGTCTAGGTCTTCGGCTGGGTCTAAGGCTTTGTATTATTATTATTCAAAATCAAAAGGCAACTTATGATAGCGATTCTAGTCGGTGGATTAAATGCAAGTAATAAGTCTTGGCTTGGGTCTCAGTCTAGGTCTTGGTCTGGGTGTAGGTCTAGGTCTGTGTCTGGTTCTTGGTCTTGGTTTAGGTCTGGGTCTGTGCCTTGGTCTTGGTCTCGGTCTATGTCTGGGCTTTATTATTACTCAAAATCAAAAGGCAGTTTATGATAGCGATTCTAGTAGGGGGGTTAAATAGAGGGAATAAGTCTAGGTCTGGGTCTAGGTCTTGGACTGGGTCTAGGTCTGGGTCTAGGTCTGGGTCTTGGACTGGGTCTGGGGCTGGGTTTTATTATTGGTCTGGGTCTTGGTCTGGGTCTTATCTTCACTCAAAATCAAAAGGTAATTTATGATAACTATACTAGTAGGTGGATTAAATAGAGGGAATAAGTCTAGGTCTAGGTCTGGGTCTCAGTCTTGGTCTCAGTCTTGGTCTTGGTCTAGGTCTGGGTTTTGGTCTCGGTCTTGGACTGGGTCTGGGTCTTGGACTGGGTCTGGGTCTAGGTCTTGGACTGGGGCTGGGTTTTATTATTGGTCTGGGTCTTGGTCTGGGTCTTATCTTCACTCAAAATCAAAAGGTAATTTATGATAACTATACTAGTAGGTGGATTAAATAGAGGGAATAAGTCTTGGGCTGGGTCTTATTTTGATTTATTAGCAAGAGTCAATCTTATTGAGTATTAATGAGGGTAACAATAATACCTAAAAATTGTTACAAAAAACGATTTTACAGAAGAAATCTAGTTATTTATAAAAAGGAAAAACAAATGATTACAAATATTTTAATAGGATTATTCTTTTTTTGCATCGGCTTTTCAGTCGGCACTAAATTAACTTTTGATTTTATCACATCCGACCTTGACGATGGGAGTGGAGATAAACGTTAAAGTCACAAACTTTTTAAAAAATTAGGGGTAAATATAGGTGATTTAGTTGATCAGTAATTAATCGAATTAATAAAAAGGTATATTATGCTAACGGAAAAAGAAGTTGTAGACAAATACAAAGATACATTATTATCATTTACATATCATGAAAAGCATTGCTTTCATTTTAAAGGGATTGCATCAGATGGAGCTCAAATAGTAGCCTTTATAGGCGGCTGTCCTGATTACATCTACAGAGAATTTATAGAAAACAATGAAAAACGTTCTTTGAATATACCATCAAAAAATTGGAACTTTGTTCAAATAGAAAAAGATGGTAATCTGATTTTTGATTATCATGATGTTTAAAAAAAGGTATATTATGCATAATGATTTTATGGATGAGTTGGATATAACAGAAGAACAACTTGATTATTATCTAGATCATTCAACGCAATTTGATCACGAATTTTCGGCTAAAACGCTTCTGCTTGCTATCCTGAATAAAGAAGAGCCTATTGGAGAAATACGCCGTGAGATTATTAGATATCAAGAGCAAATTTACAACTTAACAACCACAAAAACTAACTAAAATCTAAATAAAAAAGTTGGATTTATTTGTTAGTCTTTTTTAAATATTTTGCTAGTAGTAAAAGCCCTTAACACCATAATACCTACACCGACCAAAGCACCAAATATGCCAGAATTATCTGATATAAATGTTGTAAATTCTGCGCTCTCTAAGCCCGCAAGAAGAAGCACTGATGCACCAAAACCAAATGATCTAAATCCTTTCATAATAAAATCCTAAATAATATCTAACTTAAATTCAGTATATCCTAAAATACGCTTTATGTCATCCATTGCGTTCATGCTGTTTAAAACCGCTTTGCGCAACACCCCACTTTTATCTTTCATGTAACCAGCCGATAAACCAGTCGCAATACAACCCTCTAATTGGTCAGCTCTATTTGCCACATGTATTAATATAAAAGTCCTGTTCGGAACATTCCATACTTGCCATACTTCTGGGTAAGTCTTTAATGTTTGGCTGAAAAAAGGTTTACATATATAAGTACCTTTCGGTATACAGCTAACAAATTTCTCATTATTTAGCCAGGGTTTCTCAATTGTATGAAATATAGGGTCTTCAAGCCCTTCTATAGACATAATACCAAGTGTGCAGTAAGTATCACCGTAATATCTATGCAATGTAACTTTCATGTTACCATATCCCCATTAATTTTGTAGCAATAAAAAGCATTAATGCAAGGATTGCGCCACCAAGGAATTTAATAACTCGTATCAATATAGGTAAAAAACTTTGTGCGTTTTGTAGCGTGGTTTGCAAAGATGTAATAGCATGAGTATTTTCGTTCGTTGATTTTTCCATTTTTTCAAACTGGTGAGAAAACATATCTTTTAAACCCTCCATAACCTGTTTAAAGCCGTTAAATTCGTGCTTAGAAAGCTTTTTCTCCTCAACAATATCAATCCGCTTATGAGCAGCTTTTACTGACTCCTCGGCTTTTGCAATGCGTTCTTTCAAGTCATCCTTCATTTATCTGTCTTTTTATTTTTTTCTTGCAGAACTGGTGCAGGCTTTAAGGTCATCAGAATATTTATGCTTTCAAAAACATCCTTAGCAGGAAATTGTTGTATTGCTGTTAATATTTTTTGAGCTTGTTCTTTAGAAATTATTAAATCCATTTTTTACCTCTTTATATAAAATATCTGGTTGATTCACTGTTCTGAACCTGATCAATAAAAGTCTGCCTTTCTGCATTATAACGTAGCTGTAAGATTAATGCGCTCCAATTTGGTACATCAAGCACTTGACTGCTTTTTTTAAGATCACTAGGTATACTAGGCCGTAATTGATCATTAACATAACTTCCCCAATTCAAAACAGAATTTGCTCGTGATGAATAACTGCTCTCGGAATAATCTTTACTATCGTTAGAACTATAAGCTCTTGGTGGCAATTGCTTTACTCTCATTTTGAATCCTCTTTATCATAAATTGCTAATAATTTATTAATCTCAACATTGCGAGCGGTTAAATCAGCCATAACTCGATTGTTCTCGATTATTTCAGTTTTCATCCTTGCAATAAAGTTAGGGACAGTAAGATCTTCTCTAGCAATGTTTACGTTGCCAGTAGCTGTGGTATATACTTTTTCAATTCTTATATGATCTGGTTTTTCAGATTCTAAAATTTCTATTTTCATTTCCATTTACATATTCCTTTCTGTTAAATATATTGTTAATAAAATATATTATCTTACTTAATAAATCAAGCTATAGTGCCAACTGGTAAATATCTAAAGCCTACCGTTCCAATATTAACTCTAATAAAATGCGTTACGGTCAAAGTTTTTGCGCCCACCGCTTCTATAGCATTACCAGTGCCAATTGTGGCGTTAAACTCTATCAGTTCTCTTGATGTATCGGCTTGTGATAAATATAAAGCTGGTATTCCACCAGAGGCAGAATTTTGATTAGATGTAAGTTGACCGCTTGCAGATCCTCCACCAAATACCGCCCAACCACTATTTGTTATAATAAGTGGCTCTCGTTTTGCAGATCCATCATCATTGATCTGCCTAAAGATGTAATTACCCTCATCTGATATAATGTCGCATATTTTATTATTGGTTGATGCACTATTATCTCGCATTCGCAAAAAAGCTGCCGCCGTTCCTGCTATTTGCAATACTTGATTCGCCCCACCGCTGACTGTCACATTGTTATTAGTCTCTATATTTATAGCAGTCCCACCAGAGCCACCGAGTCGCAATTCACCTGCTCCATTATTTATAACAACAGCATTTCTATCTGCAACGGTTATGTAGACTGATGAATACATTGTTATATTAAAAAGATTGGCAGTGTCATTCTTAAGTTGCAATTGTGTTACTGAAAAGGCATTAGCCGCTGCGCCCTCAAGTAATAAGTTGGTCTCACCAATAAGGTTGCGGTAAATATGTAACGCCTTGCCTGCTGTTGGGTTAACCCCTATACCAACATTGCCATTTGCAAATACAATTTCATCAATTGTTGTTCCTGTTCTTTGAACCTCTAGCCAAGTTGTACCAACAGTGTCGCCATCGTTAATAGCTGTCATGTAAAGGTTTTCATTTGCAGCTAATATTTTCCAACGCTTGTTATCTACCGCGCCATTTCCTTGATAGAAAGTCAATTGCGGGGCTGTTGTATCTTCTAGGGCAAGGGTGTAGCCACCATTGGCTTGAATATGAACCTTGCCTGCTGTTGGGTTACCCCCTATACCAACATTGCCCCCACCTGGATTTAACAACAAATCAGTAAACGATGTTTCAGCGTTATTAGAAGCCTGAATATAGGCATACTGCCCAACTCCGCTTTGCCAATAAGCCCCTAAAGTTAAGCGTTGGTCGGCACTATCTAAAACTTGCGTGCAACGATCGCCTGTAGTGCTTGCCATACTAAAATTATGCGTGCCTGCGCTTAAATAAGTTCTTGCCAGTGGGTTAGTCCCTAGCCCTAGATTTCCACTAGTTGTTAGTGCAACAAGATCATTTGTACCTAAACCAGAGCTATTTGATATTTTAAAAATATTGCTATCGGATTTATCTATACCAAGTGAGAAATCAGCAGAAGCAGCTGTATTAAAATAAATAAAAGGGTCACCACCACCAACCGCCGTATTTATAATTAACCTAGCATTTGCTCCAGAGGTAGAATTAGTGTTCTGTATCCGCCCCCCTACCGAGCCTGTACTGCTGCGTGTGATAGTTAAATCGCTTGTGATAGTTGTTGATGTGCCAGTAGGTGCAAGAGTTAAATTACCACTAGAATTAACAGTAATACTTGCATAAGTAATAGCATCAAAACTAGCTCTTATCTGTTCGGTTGTGGCTAAACTATTTATTTTACCACCACCAGAAATAACAGCCCCAAACACCCAATTACCACCAGCCAATAATGCCCCGTGATTTACAATTCCGTTGCCGTTCTGAAAATAAGTATCACCAGTAATATCAGAGCTGCCGATATATAAATTATCAGGGTTAGTACTATCTAATAATAAAACTTGTGCATTTATACCATTTGATTTCTTAATAAAATAACCTGCAAGGTTTGCAACAGTTACGCTGTCAAATGTGATATCTTGTGGTAGCGTTAAAGTAACCGCCCCTTGTTGAGCGGAGCCCGACACGCCGTTTACTAAAACTTGTCCAGCAGTGCCAGTAACAGAGGTTACGGCTTGAGAAGAAAAATCACTTAAAAGCAAATTTCCGTCAAAGTCGGTTGTTAAAAATTTCCCATCCCCACCAACTAGTGAAGTAAAACGTGCAGTTGATAATACCACATTATCTTTAACTTTTATTTTACTTTCACTAAACTCAAGATTAGTTGTGTTAATATCGGCTGATATAGTGCTGCCTGTAATGTTAATCCCATTGCCACCAGTAAAACTAACATCAGAAACCCAGCTTGTATTTGTCCCATCTGTACTTAGAAATTTTCCATTGTTTAGGGCTTGGTCAGGTAGTAAAGCGTTTAACGCTGCATTGGCTGTTGTCTCACCTGTCCCCCCATAGTCTATTGCTATTGGATCACCTTGCCACTTCCCAGAAATAATTCCTGTTGTGAATAAGTTCCGTGTACCTAAATTAACATTTTGGGTTGCGCCGATATATGGAACATAACCCGATAAATCCCCACTAGTGATATAGCCCGCATCATTATTCCATTGAGAAACATCTGGAGAATCAAAGTCCGCGACTGTTAAGGGATTAAGTGAAAAATTGCCAGAGTTGGGATCATAAACTATTGGAGGTGTTGCGTTTACCTGACTCCTTAATCCCCCACCTCCTCCCATCCATCGGTTGTTATTTAGGTTGATTCTTCCAACTGATATTTCCCTACCATCCGATAGATGAATTATTATTTCCCCATTATTTGTGGTTATTATATCCTTAATACTACAACCATCTAATCCTGGATCTCCAGGCTTTCCTTTCTTCCCCGGCTTCCCTTTGATTTCATCTATAGAAAATAAAGGATTAAGCACTTCGGAGTTTTCTTTTTTCCAAAATACTACATCATTGCTGCGTGTAAGCTCTATAGATAAACCATCTAATCCTGGATCTCCAGGCTTTCCTTTCTTCCCCGGCTCTCCCTTTTTACCGGGTATAGGATCTTCCTTTACCTTACCAGCATTTACTATCTTGCCGTCAAACATTGTAAGAAAAAGATTGTTATTCTCAATTTCAGCATCTTTTATACTATTAAAAAACTTCTTAACAATAAGTTGCCTTGGGTTGTTTTCAACAATCTTAACCCTATTTTCAAGGCTTTTAAGCTTTTTTACAAATTCTAAAAGTACAGAAAGTTTTTTGTTCATTAAGCTATATTAGAAAATATTAAATTAGCACCAAACGTTTCACTGGCACTTGATACTATTTTTATAAATGGAAGCAGCCCACGCATTAAATCAGACGGCAAAGCAAAAACACCCAAAGACGTTGTATCAACAGTTAGCGTTATAGCTGTGCCAGCAGTAAGCCCATATATGCCTAATGGTGTTTTATATGTTGTAAATGTTCCACCGCTTCTAAGTGAGGTTGTTATCGTTAAGCTTGCGCTTGTAATTTCCGGTATATCTATCCCGCTTAATGTAAATCCATTGGGTACTTGTACCTCTTCTGAAACTCCGGAAGTAATCGTAACTGCCTTAAATATTTGTCCTGTCATTTTTTAGTCTCCTAAATTATTTATTGCTATGATTAAGTCCTGGTAAGGAGTTAAATCTTTAACATTAATATGATGTTTTTTATCGTTAATAAGCTGTAATATTCCATCACCTTGATATTCAAAATATTTCCCTTCCGTTATTGGAAAGTCAGGATTTTGATTAATAAAATGTTCATAATCCCCTATATATACGCCATTTTGATAAATAGTATTATCAGGATGATATTTAAATTTGTAAGTCATAATTTTTCCTATATCGAAATATACCAATAAACGCCAAATACTTTATGTAAAACGCTGGTTGCTGATCCAGTATAAGTAAGCCCTGGTACGGAATGCGTATGTGATCCACCCCCTCCTGTTGATGTGGCTGCGGCAGAAATAACCGTGGTTGTTACTTTTGCAGCACCGCCAACTTTTGTTGTGCCTCCATCTCCTCCAGTCTGGATTGAAACGTCATGCGTATGTGCTGGCATTTGACTAGTAGAAAGAGTGGTTGCGCCAGTTGTGCTAGATGAGTTTGTGCCCGCAGAAGCCACTGTTGTCGCTCCTGCGGTTGCTCCCGCTTCCGTGATTGAACCACTAGCTGAAACACCAAAAGGAGAATAATCCCTTCGATCTGGAATCGTTATAGTTTTGTTAGCTGCAAAGTCGGCTGCCGCCGTGCTACCTCTCCCACTTGACACCGGTGATACTGAATCACTAGTATTATTCCATAAATAAGTAAATAATGTTTCATATTCTAATCCATTAAATGTACCACCAGAAGTCTTAGCTATAGTATCACCATTCATTAATAAATAACCAGTAGGGGCACTGCTTTGAAAACCCATTTGAATAAAAGTTGGCGGTGAACTCGCTAATGTCGTAGGGTTTAAAACTTGAAAATTAGTGCCATCATAAACAATTTGATAAACAACAGATGTAAGTAAATTACCAGAAGATAAAGGAGAATCTGGCGGATATACTAAACTTTTTACTCCTAAATTCGATATATTAATTGTAGATGGTCCAGTATTTGCAATATTAAATATAACATTATATGTATCTCCCGCGCTGTAACTTAATATTGAAGGGCTAGGACTTAATGTATAAGTGTTTACAGTTCCTGTTGTTTCATAAAAATTGTTACTTGCAGCAAAAGAAGAAACATTATCTACTGGATAACCAGACAATTGAACATCATCCGCATCTGTGACGTTAATTTTGTAATTTCCATCTAACCAGATATCCGCTTCACCAACTGAATTTAATATAACCGGATTAGTATTTTGCGCGCCGGCAGTATCATATGTTTGATATGAGACTTTGTTACTTAAAGTTCCAGCCTCATAAGTATAAACCTTTCCACTAGCTAATGGTGTTCCATCTGTATTCCAGAATTTAGCCCTTGGTGGTATTAAAAGTGATGCTGTCATTTTTTACCCTTGTTTTTAATTGCAATACGTAGTGCTTGCGCAAAAGCAGTATCGTTCCCTTTTTTACCTACGATTTGCGCTAACTCTTTAATGTTTTCATCTGCTAATTCCACCAATACCTCTATTGGAACTTCGCTTTGTTCTGCTATCTTTACCATCTGCGCTTCTCTTGATGAAAGTTTTTCAATTTCCTTGGCTCTCTTCTGGCTTTCCTGGAATACAGCTTTTTTTGCTTTTTCGCCTTGGTACGCTAAAACCCTGGCCGCGCCTTTCCGTGCTGCACTACCCCCTATGGCAGTAGCTGCTACATTAGCCATGCCCCCACCAGAGCCACCAACTATTAAAGGAAGTAATCGACTACCCATCATTTTAAGGGCGTCCACCCCTAAACTTTGTGATGCCATTTTTTCTAGATATTTCTGCGCCTCAGGGCTAAATGATTTAAATCTAGAGCTTTCAATAAGGTTTCTTGCTCCCGACTGAATTGCAGTTGCTTCTTGCGGCATGCGTTTTGCGTGGTCAAAGATATTTTGAATATCTTCTAACTGTTTAGATGTAAAAAACTCTGATTTAGCGTTATTCCAGGCGGTCAATCCTTTTTGTGGTTCTGATTCTTTTATGGCATTTCTAAAGCGTGACTGTATTTCCAGAATATCCCTTGTATCGTTAGTTGCTACATTATCCTTCCATGAATCCTGAGCTTTCCGTGTTAACGCTTTGTCGATTTCATCAATAGTTTTCATGTCTAAAGGTTTATCAGCGTATTTACTAAATATCTGATTAAGCTTACTCCCGGCACTTTCCCCTATAAGGTCCGAGGCTATATCTGACTGAGGATTAACATTTTTAATATTATCGGCAAAAGATTGCATAAAATCCTCTGGTAGTAGTGCGCCCTCTTCTTCGGCTAGCTTATATGAATTAGTTGCCTTAGTTTTCATTTCTTGAACTGAAGGAATTGTAATTTTTTCTTTTCCTATTATATCCCTTGCAATTTCCCCCACGCCCTGACCAGTTTTCTTTACTACTTGATAAGGAGCTTGCATGGCAAAACTTGCTACTTTTGGCGCTGATTTTACTGAGCCTTTTAAAATAGTACCCGTACCACCTGGGATTAAGAAGGCGGATGCATCTCCTAAACCTTCTACATCTCTGGCAAAATTAGGATAAGCGATTTTAAAAGCTTGACTGTTGCGTTGCATATCAGATTTCAAACCAGATAAAGCCGTTCCTGCGTTAGTTTTTCCTAAAACATCTAACCCTAATGCCTGCCTGTCTTTGAAGCCTTGGGTTGTGAATTTATCATAAGCAATGTTTGACAAAGATTTTATACCTTCACCCAATACATCATTAGCAGCGCCCATTATATTTGTTCCAGTTTGCCACGCCCCACGAAAAGGGTTTTGTTGGTTTTCATTTGGCTGAGTTGCTGTTGCAGCATTAATTTCTTTTTGTCTGGCAATGCGATTAGATAAATCTTGTGAAACATTATCAATAAACCCCGAAGGTTTTTCATTAGGTAAATCATCGAAGTTTATATCTATATACCGTTGTCTTGCCCCCTGTTTTATAAGAGGGTGATTAGGATCATCCGGTAAATCATCAAAAGTTATTTCCTTCATTGATTTAACCCTCTGGGGTCTAAACCATTTTCAAGAAGTCTTTTTTCTACTGCGGCGCGGCTTTTCCCTGCCGCTATTGCTGCCCTTGCTTTTTCATAAGGGTCTACAGGCTCTAAGGTACTTCTAAACGCTCCTTGAGGAGATAAATTACCTTCTATATATGGCGCTAGCTCTTGTGCGGAAGTTGCCTCCATCATATCTCTAGGTGAAGGTAAGTTTATATCTTCAATTCCCCCAAATCGTTTATAATCCTGCTCATATGCAGTTCTTACATTTTGAAGTGAGCGAATCCTTTTCCTTCTAAAATCCTCAAGGTTTTTTAGAAATTGTTCTTCCCCTTGTGAGCTTAAAAGATTTTGGGCGGATGCTTGAAGTAATGCCAACTCTACTTCTGTGACTTGACCCAGGGCCCCTCCTGTTGGAGAATTATCACGCATCTCTTGTAATGCGTCAAAGCCGGCATTTGCTAGTAGTGTATCAACGTTCGCTTTTAATCTAAAAGCTGGTGTATTAGGAATTGCTCCAGTTAATGCGCCTGTAAAACCTGTAGAACTCCAGGCATTCCTAGCTAAATCTGCTATTTCTTGAACTTTAGGTTGTATAAATTCTTCTGTAAGCTCTTTTGACTGTAAAGATCTCTGTATCTGTGGCAAGGATTGTTTCCCTTTTTCTAGATATTCCGCTTTTAAACCTGCTTGTTTGGTCTTAGCTTCTATCTTAGGGTTCATTTGAAGATCAACGTTTTTTTCCTTCTGCCTTTCAGCAGCTTTTGTACTAGACACAGCCTCATTATAACCTGGTTTTATAGTTGGATTCCCAAAATCATCAATTACAATACCCTTACCTGCGTTAGCTTTTCCAAAATAAGCATCCTTTAAATCTGGCTCATTCTGTAATCTATTCATAAATACTCCAGTACTACCCCCGGCATTCATTTGGTTGATCTGAGCTTTTTTATATTCCCTATCTAATTTAAACGTAGAAAGAGTGTTGGATGTTATGGCCTGCATTTCATTAACCCAATCTGGGTCATATTGTTGTGGTACTTTTCCAGACTTTATATCATCTGGTGCTATTATGCCTGAATTAACGCCGATTTGGATTCTTTTAGAATAATTTTCCGGGCTTACGCCATTTAAAAGCTCAGAAGCCGCAGCAAGTTTTTTTTCAGCAAGCGCAAATTGGCTCCCTTGGTTGGTTAAGTCGTTTTGAACTATCTTTTGCCCTTGTTGATATGCGTCCCATTTAGCCATTTTCTACCTACATAAATAAAGTTGCGGATCCAGCAATCGGATTTCCTAGTCCCGCAGCATATCCAATAGCATTAGACACGCCTTGTAGGCCAGTCTGCCATTGCTGAGCTGCCCCTAGAGTTCCTTGTGCTTGTGCATTTCCTATATTAGTCAAGCCGGTTCCTACCGCTGCCGCTTTATTAGCCCCTAAATTTGCTATATTACTTGCTGTGCTAGTAGTTACGTTTGCAAGATTATTCCCGGCGTTGGTATTGATATTTGCCATTGAGCCCGCTGCATTCTGGCCGGAATTACTTACTCCCGCAAGCCGGTTATATAAATTGGCTTGATTAGTATTATATCTGTCAAAAGCATTTTGATATTCCTGAGACGCTGATCTTTGATTGTAATCTGTTAACCCCCTTAAGGCCGCGCCGCTAAAATATTGACCTTTGGCGCCTTGCATCCTTGCTAATGCCTTTTGTCCTTCTTCTAGCCGGAATTGATACCCTGGATCTTCTTCATAATCCGCCATTGTAAATGGCCTTGAAAGGCTTCCATAATCCCCAACTGTACCACCTGATTGATCTGAGCCACCGATTCCTAAATTATATCCTAGTTGGTTATTTGCGGCCGTTCCAGTTGTAAGAAACGGATTAAAATAACCCAAAGAAGTATCTCTTGAGGTGGTAAGATCTCCACGTGCTGTTGTGGCAGCATTATTAAGATTTTTCTCTGATTCCTCAAATTGCCGCCTCTGCTCCGCTATTGCTGCTTGCTGAGCGGCCACCATTTGTTTACTAGCTTTTTTTGAAGCTTTTCCTCCGATAATAGAACTTGCTACGGAAGTTGCCATTTTATAACCTCTTAATAAATGTTCTTTCTGATGGTGCATAACCAAGGCGAGAATAAAGTTGCTGCAACTCTGGCATTCCCTCTACTGAAAGCATAGTAAAAGGCACTATTCCCCTTGATTTTACTTCTTGTTCTAAAGCGGAAAGTAATTTTATCCCCACCCCTTTTCTTTTTTCTGGTGTTACATACCAAAAAAATTCTTGTGCCATTTTCATTTTTAGATTGTACCATACCGGGTAAATAAGACCGCCAATCATACCAATAGCTTTATTCTCTTTCGCTATAAATATTATAGTGTCCTCATCTTCTAGCATGCCTTCTAAGGCAGTAAATGCAGATTCATCATCCCATTTAATACCAACTTTATCCCATTGAGCCTCATAAAAGAAAGCTCTTCCCATTTTAACTAAGTCTGATAAATCTGATTTTGTGGCTTTTAAAATATGCACGGATAAACTCTTTTATTTTATCCGCGTGACCACTTCTGGATAGCGTAACGCTCGGATATTGTTATATTCCAGATCAAATTATTATACATTACCCCTAAATTTAGTCAATTAAGTATTTTCCAATCTGTAGAGTTAGAAACACCTGTTGCCACGTATACTTTTCCTAAAACTGAATCTATAAACAAATCTCCTATTTTATCAGGCGTAGTTGTAGGTGCCGCGACTCCGGTAAAAATAGTAGGGGCTCGATATAACAACCTGTACACAGCATTAAACCAATTTAACCAAATTGGCTGAATTATACCTCTTACATCAGTTAATGTGCTGATTGGAATATTAATTAGTCTAGGCAAGTCCCTTCTCCACTTTAATGTGCGCGGCGATCATGTAAACCGGAATATCGGCCATAATTGTTACTCTAAATACTCTTTGTCTTGAGCGGCCAAGCCTTCTAAAGATCACTCTAGCTATATAATCGCCTAAAGCACCTATACTAGTATATATTTCATTTGACCAACTATGACCGCCATCATCTGACCAATCCAGAATGGCCTGCGGATTAACGTTTTCGTTGCTTCCTGTATTAGTGCCAACTCCGGTTTGCATATCGATCTGGAAAAATGAAAAATATAAATATTCTAAGTCGTCATAAAAATAAGGCATTGTTCGCTGCCTGCGAATCAAATTACCATTGTCTTGGGTATAATTTAGCGATTGCTCATATATAACCCCAGTTTCTCTATCAGAAACGAGGTGCTTTCCAAAAGCAAAAACGTGAAATAATGCGCGATCAGCCTGATATGCTCCTACGTTCACGTTCCAAAATCCTCTTTCGTGCCACTGATCTATTGTAATGTCATACACTAACGTGGTAGGAGCGCCTGATATATTTAAAACATAGAAGTAATGACCATCTTCTTGATAAGAATAAGAACTAGTATTAGATGTATCATACCTTGACAAATAAGCCTCTATTGCCTCGGTTGAGATTCTCCGGGGCTGATACCCATCCGCCATCCAAACAATATTAGCCCCCGACTTATCCGAGCCTACCCAAAATATTGTATTTGCGCTTTGTTGGACAGAAAATGGAGCAGTACAGCCATATTCTAAAAACACTCCTTGGACTACTTCTAAAGGAAATGGGCTTGCTCCTGTATCTACTAAAAATTCTACTGTATTCGATCCTATTAACGCAACTTGCTGATGAACATTAACAACTGCAACAAGATTATCAGGTGACCCTTCTGCATTCGCAAAATCTAAGGCGTCCCAAGTTAAACCATCATATATATTTGATATAAAATAAATCCCACTATCGGGTTCATTACAAAGGAAATACCCCCCAATAAAACAAACAGTGACCGCGCCAAGGAAACCAACTCCTGCGCCGCTTGTATCAATTTGTGTAAATGTGCCAGAGCTTAAATCTAATATCCAGCCATCAGGACTACCGTCAACAATAATCAATTCAAGCCCATTATCGGACATTGATACATTACCAGTATATGTGGAAATTTGCCCCCTTGGAGTATACTCACTATCTTCTAATACCTCATATAACATGTCATATGCAACAGCAAAAGCTCTGCCAGCCGAGGTAATATAAAAACCCCTTATAGGTTGAAGTGGAAGCGTTAAATATTCCGTTTTCCCAGGTGTAGGGCACATAATAAATTGACTTTTACTAGTTCCTGTTTTTGATTTGGCAGGATAGCAATTTATTGCTCTTTGCGAATCGAAGTTTACCGACCTATAAACATAAGATGGACCAACAAAAGGGATTTTCATCTAGTACCCCGTATATATGTGAGGTGATATAGGGAATGTAGAGCTTGCACGCCCATTAGTTAAATTCTGTGGCATTCCAAGAATCGGGACATTTACATTAATTTTTTTGATTTTATTTTTTGCGCTTGCTGCCCATTCAGCCAGTGCGGTGGGAACAGGTATATTAAATGCAATACAACATTTTACCGCAAGATTAGATTCTATGTAATCTTCATAGCCCGGCGGAAAAGAAATATTATCAGTTAGTGCTGTAAAAGAAGATAAAGGCTTCCAGGACCACACTACCGCACGATAAGAAGTCTGCGCGGGTATAGGCCAAAAACTTATCTCCCAGTTAGTAGAGCCTGAATTACACCAGGCAGATAAAGCTATAGTTGCCGGAACTTGTTTAGATATAATATTGGCATATTCCTGGTACTCTAAAAGATTAACTGGTAAGTCATTTCCATTTGTATCCCTCATATATATTTCCGTTATATTAACTGGTCTACTAGTGTTAAAATCGCCACCAAGCCCCATTGAATAAGTCTGTTGGCCTGAAATAAGATTAAATACCTCTTCCGCAATCTGATATATCATTAAATCTTCTGTAGAATCTGCATCTAACATGCGATTTAGAAGCCGAAAAGCTTTTTGTCCGTCAGTTGCATTTGGAACTTCATTTGAGGCTATTATTCCCGCATCCTGCATTGCATCTGTAATTATTCCTAAAACTGTGGGCATAAAAGTCCTTGATTATTTAATTGTTCGCCTTTTTAAATCGCCTTCTATAGCAGAAGCAATATCTATTAATCCGTGTGGATGAACATTAGCTGCCTTTAAGGCGCTCATTATAATATAGGCTAATGCCTCTTTGTCTTTTTTAGCATCAAGTCCTAAACTATAATCAGGGCCATAATGGTCAGACATTTCAATCCGTTGAAGAATTGCGCCAGCCTTTGCCACTATATTTATAAGGCAATGTTCTAAGCCTTTGTAAGAGCGAGGATCCTTTTTATAATCCTCACTCCACAAATCAGTCCAAGGCTGCGTTTTTTGCAACTCTCGAATTTCTTTAAACATTAGCTTACCGCTGGTAGTTCGATATACTGTATAAATAACGTACCAGAGCAGCTATTTAAATCACCGCTGGAAGTTATAGACACGGGATCGCCACCAGTAATGAATACCCCTCTTGGGATAAGAAAACCGCTATCTCCAGCATCATCAGTACCTAAAGCTATTAAATGAGTTAGTGCACCAAAAGTTGTGGCTGCAATGAAATTGCCGTTAAGGCCGGTAGTAATTGTTGCGCTAGGAAAGACATAACCTGTAGAAGCCACTGAAATAGCATCCAGTAAACCATCCGGATCATTTGAAGTTCCTTGCGTGCCGACATCAATTGTGCCAGATTCAGCATCATCTAGATAAATCCACGCACCTAATGCAATAGCTCCATTAACCGGAAATGAAAAAGAAGTGTTAACCTCTGATCCACTTAATTCAGTTGCGCCGAAAGGTATTGAAGCAATACGCACCGTTCCACCTACTGTTACGTCTGCATCAGCAAACGGCACACCTTGAGTTGATACTGTGCCAGTAAAATTTACATTACCTGAGTAGGTAATGTCTTTAGCTTCCGTCATTCCACCCGGAAGTTCAGCGGACATTCCATTACCTGAAATCGCCTGCACTATAGTATTAATTCCACCTGATCCTGTCATTTTTAATTCTCCTTAATTTATATAAAAGGTTAGGGATAAAATATCCCTTTCCATTAACCAGCAATACGGCAACCAAGTTCTGGACGAAGAGTCGCCCATCCACCAAGTAAATCCAAACGAGTGATTTTCCTGTCATTAATAATGTCATAACCGTCAATGATTCGGATAGACATTGCTAATTTTTCTGACGTAGCAATACCATTGTCCACGCCAGGCATTTTTGGCAACATCACTGTAGCAAACGTAAACGCATCTTTACAGAAAGCCATGTTTTGAGGTGTAGGAGTCGCTGAGGCCCCAAACACTTTTAACACCGCAGTTGCTGCTATAGTATTAGTAGAACTTGTTACAGTTGCGAAAGGATTTGGAACAGCACTTGTATTGAATACAATCGCAGGACTTACATTAATTGTCATATTGCCAGACCCATCTGCTGTTGCAAGGGAAGTAACAGTAAATTGACGAAGCTGACCAGTTGATTGATAGTTTTGCGGATTTATTGCAAATACCCCATTTGTTGTCAAAGTACCGAAAGTTATTACATCCCCGGCATTTAGAACGTCCCCAGCAGTCCAACCACCTGTCACAACAGAGCTACCAGATGAAACTGCATTAGTATTAGTAACAGCATCTCCGGCAACATTAGCGGCGTAAGTACCAATAGTATGAACCGCTATATTTTGATCCATATACCACTCAAAGCCCATAGCTTTACCCATAGAACCCTTAATATATTGAGAAGAAATTTCACTAGTTGGGTTAAATAAAGCTGTATTAGCATTGACTACAGCGGCTTGCATATCCGGGTTCATACACAAAGATCTATCACCCATTGGGGCTGCTTCGTTGTCAAGCTTAACACCAGCTGCAAGCACTACCGCATTAGTAGATGGCGTTGCGCCCGGTGTTCCAACAGTGTTATAAATGTTTTTATATTGCTGCAATCCATCATAATCAATCATATTAGCAATCTGTGCTACCGCTGGCTTAATAAAACGCTCACGGAATAAATCAATTGATAATGCATAATCAGCAGACGTAAATGACATATCCACGCCGTATTGAGTAGTTAAAGTAAGTGGTACGGTACTTTCAGTAGATCCTTGAACTTGAAGAGTAGGGGTTCTTCTCCCTAAATATCTTACTGGTTTACGAATATTTAAAGTATCGCCAATTTTAGCGCCTGAAATTCCAAATTGTTTATCGTACTGGCGGTTAACTTTTCGTGTAAAAGTAAGTTCGTTTTCTAACACTGCAAGTGCATCATTGGTTATCATGCCAATGGTTAGTAAAGTATTTGAAGATGACATTATAAAGCCTCATATATATAGTTTTTTTAAAAAACCATCTATTGAGTCTATTTTTTACCAAATAAGTGAGGATGCTGTTGCATTATATAACTGTCAGTATCTAAACTTTCGAGCTTAACAGTTGTTTTTGCAGTTCCTCTACCAGGCTTTATAGGCTCAGATGATTTACTGATTTTTACTGTTGGCGTAGATAATTCAGATTCGAGACGTACTATTTCTTTTATGGCTTGAACAGCGCTCATCTTTGCAATTTTAGCTGCTAGCTCCTTATTTTGAGCCATTTTATAAATGACTTCCGGGCCAGCCTCTTTTGCTGCATCAATTACGGCTTGATCTAGTTGTACATTATTAAACGCACTTCCTACCACTTCCTCATAGTCTTCATAGTCATCAGACAAAGAATCAATCTTTTCTTGCCACGTTTGTTGTTCTTTTGCCTTTTGTTTTTCTATCTCAATATTTCTTGCTTCTTTATCACGATTAACAAGCTTTTGTTCAACTTTCCAGTCGGTTAATGCCTCTGTATATTCGTCATAAGTTGCAAAATTATCTATTATCGGTTTTTCGTTCGTAACCTGTGGGGTTTCAAGTTTGGCGAGCTTGGCCGCTAATTGTGCATTTTCCTGCTCTAGCCTATTAATCTTTCTATGAAAACCACTAGGGCGCTTACGCTTTACCTCGCCATCAGTGTTATTTTCCTGTTTTTCAACAGATTCAGCCGTTTCAGTTTTAGGTTCTTCAGCATCTAATAGCTGCTCAACCACTTGTACCTCTGCGACCTCGTTAGAATTATCAACAGCGAGCGGTGCGCCAGAATCATTCTCTATCATATTTAATTCCTTTATTGCCCAGCGACATTGTCGCCAGCAGATTGAATATCTTCGTTAATTGTAATATTATTATTTCCATTGTCAAGAGGTGAATTATTATTCAAAACATTTTCCTCCTGTGCAATAGGCTCATTTACATTTAAAAGCTGCATCCTATCATTAATACTTTTCATTTGAGCCAGTAATAAGGCATGGTTAGTACCACCTTCTTGCTTCATAGCTTCCAAAGCAATATCAGCGTTTATCTGCTCTAAAGCTATACGCTCTTTACTCTCTAACTCTAAAACTTTTGTTTCTTTTTCGTCTTGAAGTTTATTTAACTCTTGCGTTAGCTGCTCAATCAACTGTCCATACTGATCTAGTTGCTGCTTAACTTTAATAGGGATTTCTTTACCAGGATCAACATCTTGTAATTCGGCTGGTAAAGTCTTTTTTAGTCTTTCAGAAAGTTCTTGCGCTCCTGGTAAATCCATATTACGAACAATGATATCACCGGCTACTTTCATGATTTCAGGGCTCCCTTGCGCAAGTTGCGCCATAAGTTCTGCATCTTCCTGACGTTTAGTTTTATAACTTGGACCAGTTTCCACAACAACATCATATTCACCTGCTGTAATATCATAAAACTTTTCAATCCCTTCTAATGTTTTTTCGCCAGATGGTTGGTTAATCTTTTTATATTCTGATGTGCCATCCTCACCTAAAACCCTTACTACTCTCGCTGTATCGTAAATTTTTGGAATTAAATCAATAAGAATACGCCCTAAATGCAATAACGAATGCGAGAAATTATCAGCATAATGAAAGTTAGTTACTTCACCCTGCATCTTTCTGGCATTAATCGCCTTTCCTGAGGTTTCATTGCTTCTTGCGCCGAGTCCGGCGTCATAAATTCCAGTAACAGCCTTTAAATCATCTGCCGCCTGCGCCATAGCCTGCGCCATTGCTTGCACTGGTGGTTCAGCTGTTTCTCTTCGTGGCGGTGGAAGGTAAACTCCTCCTGTTCCTACCGGATTGTAAGGTAGATATGCATAATTTTGAGTATTAGCCGTTTCCCAAATTGACTTGAAACCCTCAAATTGGCCATTTGCACCAACAAAAGGGGCCCTAGGGGCAAGTGCAATCATCTCAGTTTCAGCGGAGGCCCAGTAATTGTACATTCTTTGCGGGTCCTGAGCATCACGCACCATACCTTTAATGACGCGTTTACCATCAACGTCTATATCCTCTCCAATTACAGGAATTATTGGTATATATTTACCATCCCAAGGGATTTCCTCTAAAACTTCCGTTGCTGTTATTTTGCGCCAGACAACTTTGGTTTCCTTGATTTCACGCTTATGGACTGCCTTTACCCCCTCAGGTAAGATATCTACAATTGAGCCATCCTCAAGCTGATAAATCGTTTTTTTATTACCCTCCTCAATCGAAAAATATTCTGCCACCCTTATGCTATTTTTATCCTCTGTCATCCACGCACGCAATTCATCGCCTTTGCCAGTCAGCGCATCTGAGCTTAAAACTTGTTTATTGGGGTAAAGCCTCTTAAACTCATCATGCGTGACATCTTCTGTAAGAAACATATATTGGGCATCGGAATAATCAGGCTCTACAGCCGTAGGGTCCACGTAAACAGCAAGAGGATTTTTGATCCGTTTAATTTTTATCTCTTTGTCAAAGTTTTTATTATTGCAATAATCTGTAACTACCCGAAAATAGCCAAGGCCAGAAATAACCTGTGAATTATTAGCGGTGGAGTAAGCTATCCCAGCTTGTGAAGCTTCTTGAATGTGCCTCATCATACCGTCAAATATTTTAGCAACATCTTTATCCGAATCGCCAACTGGAACTGTGCGGACACTTGGCATATTTTGCCTTAAAGAATTTGTTATTTGCCTAGTGAATTGCGGTAATCGATTGATAGTAAGGCAAGGTCTTTGCCCGGATATCCGGTTGTTTTTAATAGAATCATCCCATTGGTCAGAAACGTAGAACTCAACATCCGCCTTCATTGCGCATCTATTATCAAATTCTGATGCTGCCGCGAAATTAAACCTTTCAAGGGCGGTTTTTATAATAGGATTAAATTTAGGTGGTGTTGAAATCATACAAATAAACTCTTTTTGTTTATCTGCGTGACCGCGCCGACCGCGTAACGCGAGACTAATTATAGTGTCGGCATTGATATTTTAATTATTATTTTCTAAATGTCAACTCATCCAGTTGTTAGGTGCATGTTGTGAAGCAAAACTCCCTGGTTGTGAAAGTTCCTTTACTTGCTTGGGCCAGGTTAAGATGAGGTCTGGGTCAAATAAACGCGCCAGTGAATCCAACATATCATCATGCACTGGAACAGGAAAAGCTAAATATTCCTCGTGAATAAAATCATGCACCAAGTCCCGCGTCTTTTTCTCATAATTCGTATAATAGAAGGTTCGTGGCAATAATATTCTTCCCTGCTCAAAATATGGTATTAACCTTTTTATTCGGTCAGGCTTTGGGGTTGAGCCACCAGCAGCATGAACGTCAAAGCTGTAATTTTCTTCTGCTTGTCGGCTCTCTATATGCTGAATATCAGAATCTTTACCGTATTGCTCATAGCGCACGCCATCACGCATAGGCTTGTATTTTCGGTGCCAATCAAAGACTAAATTAGTTCGCTCGGTCAAATTTAATCTATCTCTTGCCATGTCCAACACCCTAATCTTTCCATCTTCGCCAAGGCCCACAACCCACCCGCATGTATAATCATTAGCCTTCTTTTTGCCGTTTGCAGGATCAAATAACAAATAAATATTTAAACCCACAAGGTTTACATTGTCATAATATTTAATCCACTCATCCTTAAAGCCTTGTGCCTCATCAGCCTTGGGATTTTGGAGCATTTGGCAGGCAAATATATATGGGCCCTCATCTCTACGTTTATCTGTTAACCTCTCCCTAGATAGTAACACAGGATCACCCTCCGGGCTACCATCAATAGTAGCAGGGTGTATACGTGCTATGGCTGTTTTACGCTCTAATACAACACGATATGTATCGTTATAATGATATCTTGTGCCGATGAAACGACGCTTACCACCATCTGAACCAAGGTTGTAGGATAAAGCTAAGGAATCAGTGGTTTTCGCTATCATCTCCGGGCTCGTTACGCTCTCTTTTGTCACAATGTCATCATAAATAAGCTTAAAGAAATGTTTAGATGTTGGCTGCCCATCTACTATGCCCCACGCCTCAACAGTTGACTCTTTTTGATTTGATTTACGCTTAACAACTATACCGTCATCCTCTGACCATTTAGGTGATTCTTTTCGGGGATTTTGGTATAAAATATCTGGAAAAATCTTTTTTAATAAGTCATTATTTTCAAACTCATTTTTAATTTGTTTAAGAAATCCCTTGGCTATCGGGCGTGTATGCGAAAATATCCCGAACGTCTCTTCGCGCGAAGTAAATGGATCATCTCCGTGTGAACGCAAGATATCTTGTATAGTTTTGCCAAATGTTATAATAGTGGATTTATAATGCTCCCTGGCCCACAAATCCAACATACCATCTGGATGCGCTTGTACATCTTTACATCTATCAAGCAACCATTGCTTGCCCATATCTTGGCGCCGACAAACTACAAATAGCAAAAAAAATAAATCCCGCCTAGCATAATCCCGGTAAATCTCTCTTACTAACTCAACTGGCACAGACTCTAATAGATGTTTAATCGTAATGTACCCATCAACCGTCAGCTCAATCTCGGTAATTTTATCCTGAATAATAGCGGATTTACGTTTATTAAACTCAGCGCGTATATCATCAATTGTAATATCTTCCTGCAACATAATTGTAAACTTTCAGTTGTTAAAAATTACAGGTCAGGATTTTATCCCTACTCATCCAAACTATCGGTTGCTAGTATTGAGGCGATATCCTCATCAGATAATTTAGAAAGGACCTTTTGTGTTACATTAGAGACGTGGTGATCTTGCTTTGACTCAAGCTTATCTGGCACTTTGCCGTACCCAGAATCCATAAGCTCTTTAAGAGCTACAATATCACCAGTGAGTGCTTTATCAATAGCAGCTAAGATCACATCATCCACAACTAAACCTTTTTTTCCACTCTTTTCTAGGTGTTTGCGATAAAGGGTTGATCTGTTAAGCGCACCTTTTGGGCGACCATTTCGGTTAGCATTAGTGGGGTCAACGTCGAATCCTTTGCCTATTAAATTTTCTGGGTTTGCCACGCTTTATCTCGCATTATTATTGTTTATCAGCTTATTGCTTGGTTGGTGTATTTTTTTTGATGTATTTTTTATTTTTTTTTGTGGCTCAAGAACAACTGGTTCTTTCTTAATTTCTATAGTTTCTATAGTTTCTATAGTTTCTATAGTTTCTATAGTTTCTTGAGGTGCTGTTTGAAGCCATTTTTCAATAAAGACACCTGATTTTTCAGGCTTTTTGGCTGTTTTAATAATTTTAAAATCATAATCCCGACATTTTTTATTAATGATGTTTAGTGTTTCATTTGATATTGGGAGATTTATACTATCAACATACGATCCATATTTATCGTTAAGTACTAGATACATTTGGCTTACCCTTTAATTCAGCAGTTTCTACATCATCAACTTTTACTTTTTCCCTAAGTGCGGGGTTATTTAGTATGTAATATTTATCACTTATTTCTGATTCTGGGATAAAAGTTAATTTTTTTGCGTCAATGTCCATCCATTTCCCCCACCCATATTTATCATTCATCGCTAAAAAACCCTCTCTTTGTTTTTTATTCAGGGCCGCAGTTTTATCAGCTAATTTGTATTTAACCTCTAAATCATGGGCGGCTTGCTCAATTTTAAGCATAATATCGGCTAACTCATCCCTTAATTTGACGCAATCGCTCATTATTTTAATAATTTTTGGGTCGGTAATGTCTTGCGGCATTGAAGTCCTTTTTTTTATTTTTATTGTACAATAATAGTTAATTAGTTGGGTTTTACAATAAAAAAATGCATATTTAAACCCTTCTCAAATATTTACCGCATAAATACAATTTGATAATGTAGATGCAAATAAAAAAATAAAAGAAAAAATTAAAGGATTTAAAGATGACTTGGCAAAATAAAGTAAAAGAACTCTTTGGTTACCGTTATCGATCAATCTTAGCTAATATTGCAAAGGTTAATAAGCGTACTGTTGAGCGTTGGGATCGGGGAGAATACAAGATTAATAAAGAAGTGGTTGATAAAATTAATAGAATGTACGATATATGGCGTAAATAATATTTAAATTATTCATATTGATTTTCTGGGGGGTGGAATCCTAACTTTAATTTTTTACGGCGTAAGATTAACCCCTCAGCTGTATATAAAACTAGCGTCTCCTCTTCTTCACATTCGTAAATTAAAGGAGTGGGACAATCTCCATTATAAAACAAATCATCTATCATTTGTTTAATTCGCTCCAATGTTTTTTACAATACCATTTTCCTAATAATTCTTTTGCTAATTCTACATTGTTATTAGACATCGATTTTAAGGCGCTTTTTAAGCTCGCTGAGCGCCCAAACGCCCCTTCCTTATGGCATACCTCACAAGTATGCAAAAAGACTCTTGCGTGCGTGTTTTTGATCGTTTTAAGTGATACTGGCATATCTTGCCCTCAATTGGCCTCTTTTTCCTACTACTGCTGAATAACTCCTTTGAAGTTTATCGCCCGCTTTGCGAAGGGATAAACCCTGATTATCTATCAAATCCATTAACAACTCTTCATCTTCTTTTGTCCACTTCTTGAAATTATTTCTAGAATAAATTTTTTTATTCATTTTACACCCCCTGTTAAATTATTGAATTTTGTTGTATTTTAATCTAAGCTTTTTTAGACTCCTTTGCTGTATTGGGTACGATCTATCATATGCGGCCTTTTTATCAAGTTTATCAATTAATTTAATAATATCTGCGGGTTTTGGCATGACAGTCTCTTCCGTCATGTAAATTTTAAACGCTTTTTCTATTTTAGAATAATCATACTCAGCCAAAACCAATTGGAAAGCATGGCTGATGTTTTCAAGTTGATCAGGCTCTTTTCCAAAAATATCAAGAGAATCAAAGCAAATAAGTAATAAATGAGAAAGCTTACGCCTGCCCTCTTTATCCTCAAGCAAGGCCAAGGGCTTCTTTTGCTCTTTGGTGCTTAGATTTCGTTGTTGGGTGAATGTAGGACTGGATTGTATAATCATCTCTCCATGCTTCTTTTTCAAGCCATCTGAAAGCATCTTTATTTGATTGTCCAGTTCTTCTGATATAAGCTTCATAATTTCGTACTCCTTGCATAATATTTTCAATGTTATCTTTTTTTAACGCTATTACAAATTTACTCTGTGCATCTTTTCTTGAACCTTTGCCGCGATTGTTTTGCGGATAAGCTAACCAAAAGTCACAAAAATTATTATCATCTATATTATTATTGTTTACATTGTTTACATTGTTTTCATTGTTATCTGTTGTTAGTCGTTTGTTATTCGTTTGTTGTTCGTTTGTTACTCGTTTGTTAACTTGCTTGTTACTCTCCTGATATTTATTGTAGTTAACTATTGATATTAAATGATTTTTATTCGTTGTTTCGCTTGTTAACTCGTTTGTTGATATAAGCTTTCTTATACAGGTCCGCGCTTGCATAACACTTAAGCCAGTTTCTTTATTAATTGTATTTAAAGATGTGATAAAAGAGCCTCTTTTAATAGATATGCCCCGCCATTGTGTATCTTTGTGATTGGCTCTTAATAAGCAATAAACAAAAAAATGCGATGTGTTAACATCGGTGAACCATTCCCAATCCTTAAAGCTCCTATACAATTGTATCCAACCTAAGCCATCACCTCTATCTTCTGGATATCTACTCATAATTTATCTCAATTCTTTCAAACTAAACATTCATAGTTATAGACTGATTATTATTATTTATTCTATCAGTCCATTTAGCAGGCGTAACAGATTCAAGATCTAGTTGTGTATCAGTTTGATCTAATTCATTTCTAGACCTTTCACATAATATTTGCCCGACCTTTACAATATGGCTTGCAGCAAATATAAACCCTGCAAATAAACCTGTCTTAAAAGCAATAGAATTATCTCCATCGCCATTTGCTACCGCCGCAGCCATTCCTGATACGTTTATAAGCGCCCCAGTTAACAACATCACCGGCCATAATAACCCATCTTTATTTGTTTCGCGGTTTGTCAATTTTTTTTCCTAAAGTATTTGTTTTAAAATTCTTGTAACTTGGAAGTTTCTTTGGAAACATTAACCTCCAGAGATTTATAAATATTTTTAACATGGCAGCCTCATTTTATAATGTTAACTTTAATGAAATATTGTGCCTCAACTAGCTTTCGTTTTAATCTAGATAAAGGAGGGTCAAAGCCTTTAACATCCTCAATTATCAATTCGTTATTCTTATAATATCTAAAATCCAGTATCACTTTACAGATCTTAATATTATTGATAGTAATTTGATAAACTGGCTGCAACTCTAAGCTTTGAATTTCACCCATATTTTCAAGTTGTTTTAAATAGAAGTACCTGCTAGCTTCAACCTTTGATGCAAATGTTATATCGCCAATTGTAGTTCGCTCAGCGTTCATCTTATGCTTTTTAGTCATTTATTTTTTTTCCTTTTTCAGCAAATATAATAGCTCTTCCTATAATTTCAGGTATTTGAGGAACTACTGTATTCCCTAATCTTTCGACTCTGTCCACGATATCGGGTAACCCATTAAACTTTCTGTGATCTGGATAAACCTGTTTAAACGAAATTTGCTTAATATGAGCAAGTAATACCAAAATTGATCTTGGTGTCCTTTTTTTACTGAGTTGATAATTAATGTTATTGTAAATCTTTTCAGACGTAGTCCATCCGATTTCAGAGGGGTAGGCAACAATCCAAACCCTCTTCCTAAGATGCCCCGCGCCAACTGCGGCAGCCGGTATAATGTGCCATTGTGCATCATACCCGATAGAGGCCAAGTCATACATAAGTTTTGCAAACCATCTGCCCCGCTCTCCAGAAAGCAAGTTTGCGACATTTTCAATGATTGTGTATTTTGGTCTATAATCGCTAATGATTCTAAACATTTCTTTCCAAAGTCCACTTCTTGGTGCGGATAAGCCTCCTTTCCTACCCGCAAGTGATAAGTCTTGACAGGGGAATCCTCCGCAAATAACATCAACTGTCTCACTAAAAACCTCTTTATTAATATTACATACATCGTTTAAAATTGGCACATAAGGCCAATGCTTTTTAAGTATTTTTTTTGCATGGGGGTCTATCTCGCAAAATGCTATAGTTTCCATTCCGGCTCTTTCCAAGCCAAGACTAAACCCACCAATGCCACTAAATAAGTCTAAAACTTTAAAAGTTGTCATCTATTTTCTTCCCAGACAGGATTTCATAAGACTTAATAAGTTTCTCGTAAGTTGCTAATAAAATTGAACGATTGTTCTTTGACCATTGCGAGGCTGTGGCTTCGGATACGCCCGCATGATCGCAAACATCTTTAACAGTTAATCCAGCCCCTCGAACCATATTCTTAAATTTGGACCCTTTGATAATTTCCATATGTTACCTTAATTATAATTAATGCCTTAAATTATATAATTAAAATAATAGTGTCAAGAATAAATTATAGACTTCTTACATTTAATTTAATTAATGTTAATTTAATTATTGACTAGTTTAATTATATTTGCTATAGTGAATCAACGCAATATAACAAAAGGTGTTTTAAATGATTAATATTTACTTGGATAATAAGGATCTTCCTAGCTTTGAATGTATAAGTGTAAATCAAGCCATCAAGGATATTGTTGATCGTTATTTTGAAGATTATTTTGAGGATGGTTTTTATCCACAAATTACATCTATAACATTAGATAGGTGTAATGGGGCGGTTAAGCTTAGTAACTCTCTTATTGATAAATTTACACAGAAGCTTGATTCTAAATTTCAACAAACCCAAGAGGATTATATAGCAGAAAAAGAACATATAATAATGGAGCGTATGAAATGTCTTTAGCTATATGCAATAATTGCGCATCTTTAATTGATACTGATCAAGATGATTTTTTTGAGGTAGAGGATTATAATATTATTTGTGAAGAATGTGAGATTAAAAACGCTGAAATAACGCCAGATTATTATACTAATGACTATGTGTTTTTATCAAGTAAAGAACGCCGCCGCATGAATGAATCTTTTGAAACAATCTTAAAAAAAGGGGAGGATGATAAATCTATGTCAAGAAATAACCGTCTAAAGATTAAATCGGAAATAAGAAATATTGTTAACAATATATTACCATATGATAGTGAGTTATCTATAAAGTTAACAAGTTTACTAGAAGCAATGGATATAACAGACAGGAGTAAGTAGTGGTAGATTTTATTATTCTATTAATTATTAATTATTAATTATAGGCAGTTATATGAAAAAAAACAATGAATTAGAAGTTAAATGGACACTAAGTGAGTGGTTAATAATAGTATTATGCTTAATTATGGTCGTTCAAATTTTTAGGTATAAAGATATTTTTATAAATGCGGTCACTAATTTTATATTATAGGTAAAACATGACGGAAACAAAAACACATTGGCTACAAACGCCAAATAAAAACTACATGGGGCATTGGGATTTACCAAATGGCAAACCTGTAATACTAACAATCAAATCAGCCCAATGGGAAGAGGTTAAGAATCCTATAATTAACACCTCAGAAGCCAAAAGGGTTGTAAGGTTTAGTGAAGATTATAAGCCATTTATTTGTAATGAAACAAATGCGCAAGCAATATTAATATCAACTGCTTGTAAATTTATGGAGGATTCTATTAGCAAGAAGATAAAACTATTTGCATCAACGGTAAAAGTAAAAGGTGAAGTTGTTGATTGTTTACGAGTTGCTAAAGTATCACAAAAAGAACTAAATCCAAATTGTATTAATTTGCAACAAATCAACGAGATTGAGGAAATATTACCATACACTGGTAAAACTTCTAAAGATATTTGCGACTCTTTTAAGATTAAATCATTAAGTGAAATCCCAGAGTTTAAATTTATTTCTGTTATTGACCGTTTAACATCGTTAAAAAAAGGGCTTGAAAATGGAAATACTTAATATAGAGCAAGGCTCGGAAGAGTGGTTAAATGCTCGGCGGGGCATACCAACTGCAAGCAATTTTAGTAAAATCATTCAAAATAATGGGAAGAAATCTACGCAAGAAAATGCGTATTGTTATTTACTTGCAAGTCAAATACTTTCTCATTGTGATGATGAGCTACAATATACTAACGCTGCTATGGAGCGAGGAACGGAACTAGAGCCTGATGCAAGGGCAGCTTACGAACAATATGCATTTAACCCGGTTGAGCAGGTGGGTTTTATTAAGAATTATGGCTGTGGCTACTCCCCAGACGGGCTTGTTGGTGCAGACGGTTTAATTGAAATCAAATGCCCGAACCAAGCAACACACACTAAATACTTATATAACAACGTAATTCCTTCTGAATATTTCGCACAAGTGCAAGGTGGCTTATATATTACAGGGCGCGCTTGGTGTGATTTTGTAAGTTTTCATCCTAATTTCAAAGGGAATAAAAAAATATTTATTATTAGAGTTTATAGGGATGAAGAGTTTATAGATAAATTAGGTGTTTTACTTAAAGAATTTAATGCCAAAAGAGATTTAATTGTTAAAACTATAAGGAGTAAATGACATGAAAAAATATGATATTGTTGCCGTGGTTGGCACATATACAAATCAAGAAGGTAAAGAGAAGAAACGCTACAAGAATGTAGGGTGTATTATAGATAAAGGAACTGGGCCTTTTATTCTTCTTGATAGGGTTTTTAATCCAGCTGGTCTTCCTAACCCTGAGTTTAGGGATACCGTAGCCCTTTCTTTATTTGCCCCAAGTGAAGAAAAAGAAAGTGATTCTAAACAAGAATCAACATCACAAGAATTAAACGATGAAATCCCATTTTAAGGAGTAGAACAAAATGAAAGAATCAACAAAGCATTTTATAGATGCTAACATATCTGTATTGGTTTATGGCAATAGTGGCTGGGGTAAAACTCAAATAGTTAAGCAATGTGCAGAAGAATTAAACATGAAGTGTTATGTCTTGTCCTTGGCTGGAGTTGCTCCAGAAGATTTTGGAATACCGTCCACACAAAAAACACATTATCAATATTTACCGCCAAAATGGGCTTATAATTTTCATAAATCACAAGAAAGTTTTGTGTTATTTTTGGATGAGATCACACAAGCAACCGTACAAGTTATGCACGCTATCTATCCTTTAGTGCTAGAAAAGAGGGTAGGTGATTTACATTTACCTAATATGCGTATAATTGCAGCGTCTAACCATGAATATGAGAATCAAAATCTTACACCTATAATGCAACCATTACTCAATCGTTTTGATGTGATTGTAGATTTAGAAAAAGATTTTGGAGATACTTTGTCTCAAAATTTTTGGAAATATATCAAATCTAAATACAAGAATTTAGATAATGTTATTGATGTTTTGTTTGATCAACAAATAACAACTAATCCAAGGGCTTATGAGGTAGGTTTTAATTTCATACAAAACAATCCTCAAGCCTCAAAGCAACAAAAGATGTTAGTTCTAAGGCGTTCATTTGGCGATTTAGCCCCTGTGGTTTTAAAAAATCTAAAACAAGAAATTATAGAGAATGAAACAAATGATAATAGTAGAATTAGACACGCTGCGAGGGCATTTAAAAATAAGATGCTTTTTGTTGATGGAAAATTTGAAATAAACCCCACTAAAGAATTAATTAGTAATATTTATAATTTAAGTGAGGAGGAAAAGGCCAGTGCTTTTATCTAAAACAGAGAAGCTTATTAGAGTCGCCGTTATTGAGGGTAACTTAACAATGGCTAAACTAATAAGGTTATTACAGCCTATGGATGGTGGCTTAGCTGCCACTGATGGCAACGCTATATATGTATCAGATAAGTTTTGGGAGCTTCCATTAGATCAACAATATTTTATTGTAAATCATGAGTTTCTACACATTATATTAAACCATGTAGAGCGCAGCAAGGGTAAAGATAAATATATTTATAATTTAGCCGGTGATGTGATTGTTAATGATTTACTTTGTAAGCGTGGTCGGAGAATGCCAAAAGGCGCTATAACGTATAAATCTTTAGAAGTTCCTAGCGATTTTAAAACAACAGAGCAAATCTATGATTACTTGTTAAAAAATGCCAAAAATCTTGATCCTAATCCTGATTTCAACCAAGATTTAACAAAAGATATAAAAGAAAAAGCAAATAAAGAAGTTACGCAAGAAATCAAAAAACTTGCTGATACCGAAATAAATCAATCCTATAAAAACGCTGCTATTTTAGAGAAGATAATTCCACCAACACAAGATATTAGACAAGTGAGTTGGTTTGATAAATTGATCGTAGAAATAGGACGTTTAGCTCTAAAGACAAACGAAAAAACTTACTCACGCCCACCAAGGGTAGAAGTTAAAGGGTGTATTATGCGCGGTGGTTATATTAAACAGTATATTCCAAAGATCAACATTATTATAGATGTATCAAGTTCTATGGGCGATGAACCTTTGAAAATTGCGGCAAAGATTAACGCGGCAAAACAGAAGCTTAAGATATTTTTGCCTAAATACTTTTGGTTAAATACCTTTTTTGGGGAAATTACAGATATATCAAAGATTCCATTAGGCGGTGGTACAGATTTATCTAATGTATTAAAAATTTCTGGTGCGGATCTAAATGTTTTAATTACAGATTGTGAGGATGAGGGGGGGATAGATAAAATAAATAAATCTACAAATAGGTTGTTTGTTATTACTACTAATTCGCAAACAAAGTTAAAAAATACTCAGAGTCACAAAATAATACTTATAAATAATTTTTAAGCAAAAGGCAGCTTATGATAGCGATACTAGTAGGTGGATTAAATACAGATAATAAGTCTTGGTCTGGGCCTTGGTCTTGGTCTTGGTCTGGGTCTGTGTCTAAGTCTAGGTCTCAGTCTGGGTCTAGGTCTGTGTCTAGGTCTGGGTCTGGGTCTCGGTCTATTTCTTGGCCTAGGTCTGGGTCTAAGTCTGGGTCTAGGTCTGGGTCTGTGTCTGGGTCTGGGGTTGGGTCTCGGTTTGTGTCTTGGGGTGGGTGTTATTATTACTCAA